ATTTAGCATTTTTCTGAGCTTTCTCGCGTTCGGCTGTCGTGAGAGGTGTTACATAAAACTCCAGCTCATCACCGCTTGCAAGTAGAACAGACTGCTTGATAGGTTCAAAGTTTGCAGCCTTGCGCAGACGGTCGATGGCCCGCATGGAGCCCGTAGAGGGACTGGTCGGAGTGGCGGCCATGAATTAACGAGGCAACTTCAACAAAAGTCTATCGCAATAGAGTGGATTGAGGCACTGAAGCAAGCTGTGGCGAACTCGACCCGAGACCGCTCGCTCTACATCGTGCCGGGGAGGGTCACGGTGGCGATTCTCTGGAGGATTTGTTCGCGGATGCTGTTGGGCATGGGCTAAGGCTACCGCCACGAAAAAACCGGGCCCGTTCGCGCGGCGTCCGGTGGGATGGTGGAGGATTGCAGGGCGGAGTAGTCGATGGACCCTAGGGGGTGGGCGCGACCTCCTCCGCCTTGATTGGCGTTTTGAGCCACGCTTTGAACTCTCGATCCAGCTCGGCAAGGTCGCAGGCTGAACCGATGCTGAACGCAAACAGCGTTTCGGGTGGGCATTGTGACGGTGTAGCCTGAGTGGTGGCGAGGGTGTTCATCGTTTCACAGGGCAATGCTGAGGCTGATTCCCTTGGTGCTGGCGTTGCCAACGATTCCGGCAGCTGGCTGATGCACGAAGCCAAACGTGTGCTCCCGCCAAATCTGCTCTAGGTCGGCCTTGTTCAAGGGGCCATCTGGACCCGGCAGCCCCAGGGCCTCCGTCGCGTCCCATGAGCCGTCATCTTTCATGCCTTGCACAAAGGCGGCCTGGGCCTTGCGCTGACGCTTGATCTCGTAATCTCGGTTCATCGGTTTGCCCTCCAGAGGCGAATCGGTTGGGGTCGGGAGTCGCAAGCTCACCGGCCCGCTATCTTACGGTATCGCCGCCGCGATGGCGTTGGCCAGAGCGGTCACGCGATTATTAAGTAATTGCAGATCTAACCCAAGTCCTATTGAATAAAAAGACATGCGAGGATTAGATATTTGTCCAGAAACGCTTACTGCAGTGCGAAATACAGTGTATTGAGTAGCCCCTGTTATTTTGGCGACAGTAGCCGTATTTGTCGCTACTGTTGATCCAGAGTAAAAATACGACCTGCTGGAAAGGCTTGTTCCCACGCCGCCATGAAAACCAGCCCTGCTTGTGCCTGTGTAAGCGGCCCTAGTAACTTCGGTGCCGGCTTGAACGCCATCTTGCAAGCCTCCATTATATCTTCCAAGATAAACAGCCGTATTGCCAGTCTGAGCACTGACCCATCCTGCGCTTCCTGCTGTATGCGGCTCTGTTATGTTAGCTGCTAGGCTAAAATTATCATTAGATACATCGTTTAGCGTTACACCTGTTACTAAATATTTGCTGATGCCATCGCCTTTTAGCCCTGTTTTCCTGTTATAATCTCCAGCCACAAAACCCACATTCGTCGGCGCAGCCCCCACCAGCGGCACCAGTGCCCCAGCCAGCGTGCGGGCGCCGGCCATGATACAGCAGGCCTTGATGGCGCTCCAGATGCCGTCTTCTTGGCATCCAGTCACAAAATCAGTGATTGCATCTTTCACTCCCTGTTCTAACGCCTGCCCATCAGCAGCCTCCACAGCGGTAATATATGCCTGCGCTGGGTTGATAATCCCAAATCTCCCCGATCCAATCCAAATCACCGCCATCAGACTTTCTCCCAGATCAACGATTCCTTCTCCTCAGTCTCGGGATCATCCGCCAGGAACTGCCCATCCTCGCCGCGAGCCTGATTCACGACCCAGAGATCCCCGGTGCTATCCACCCACTCTTGGCCCACGTAGTGCGCAGCAGGCCGCGCAGCCCCGCCCAGCGCCGCAATAAACGCCTCCGGCAGGTGTAGGCCAATCGCCAGCATCCGCACCTCCTGCAGTAGCTCGGCAGACACCAGCCCATTGCGCCGCAATGCCACCCAGGCGCCACGGAAATCATCTACATCGCCGCCGCCGGATGCAGCCAGCAGCGTGGCGGGCAGACTCAGTGCAGCGGCGGGCGCCGTGCTTATCCCGCCGCCAAGCAGCATATTGATTGCCGGGTGCGCCAGCAGAGTGCGCTTAAACGTCCGCCAGTCAGGTTCCGGCGCGGGAGGCGGTAGATCAACCACGCTCCAGCCCCAGCGAAGCTCCAGCGCCTCCAGATCAACAGTGCGAGTCTGGGTGACCTGCTGATTCTCCCCAGGCTCGGGGGCGGGCTCGCGCACCACCCGAAGCACCAGATAGCGCGGGTCAAGGCCCTCCACGGGTTCATCGTCGTGCCTCGGATAGCCGCGAATCTCTGCCGTCAGAGTGTCGTACAGGGCTAGGTTTTGCATGATCAGGACCTCCTAACGAACAGCGAGACTTTGAGGCCCGCTCCGGCAATCGTGCTGCCGATCTGATCAATGTCGATCGTAATCAGCGCATCATCCGCCAGACTGGAATCCGTGATCGTTGCAGCGCTTGCCGCCGTGGTGCTGGTCAGTTCGGTAGCGTCAATGCTCAGTTTCGTGCCCAGCACGCTGGTGCCTCCCTCGTTGATGTCAACGATCAGTGTGCTGCCGGTCGGGGCCGTGTTCACGCTGGCCCGCACCGCTAGCAGCGTGGCCGCAAACGGCATCCTGAATGAGATTTTCGCTGTGCCTGTAGTCAGCGCCGTGGATTCATCGCCCACGGGAATCACGATCACGTCAGAATCGCGCTGGTGAGCGTGATCCTCGCGGGCGTAGTCCGTGCTGGTGCCGATGGCCGCAGTGGCCGCCAGCGCGGCGGGAGCGGCGTCAGCAGGGGCGGGAATCGTGGGCAGCCCGCTCAGATCCGCATAGGCCGCCGTGTACGCCAGCGGGGGCAGAGCAGGGCCTGCCGCAACCGCCAAGCTGCCCGTGCTGGCATGCACCCGCCCAACGACAGCAACCACCTGAACCAGCCCAGTGGTCGGACGGGTTGCGGTGAGTCCTCCGGTCAGGCCCACATACACCGGATCGCCGCTGGTTAGCCCGGCGGTGTTGATCCCGGTGATGACACCTGCGACTGCGCCGTGTCCGTCCTGATTGGGGCTCAGAGCGGCCGGCAGGATTCCAGATGCCGGCATCGCCGCCACCGTGTCCCCTCTCGCAGCGATCACGAGGACGCGATCGGTATCGCCCTGGCTGCCGGTGACGTGATACGGGACCAAGGCCGCCAAAGAGACGCCATCGGCCCGGACATGCTGGTAGACCTCGCCCGCCAGATTGCCGTGAATATGCTCCAGGTTGGCAGTGCCGGTGACCGTCAGGCCTTCAAATGTCGGCGTGGCGCTGATCGACAGGTTCCGCCGCCGTGTCCAAAACCCCTGCCCGTCCTGCGTGCTGGTGTCGGTCAGGATCAGCGGCGTTCCCGCCGTCACCGTCACATCCTGCAGGAACTTGTTATCGCCATAGGTCTTGACCGCAAACTGCGTTGGTGCGGTGTTACCGTCCGGTGTGCCAGTTGAAGCGATCAGCGAGGTGTTGTTGCTCAGCTCCCGCAGCTGCTCGCCAACAGTGCTGATCCCTCCGTTGCGCGAAAATGGCCCGATGAAGTTCAGGCCGCTCAGGTTGAACTGATCGCTGTTGATCGTGACGCTGCCGGTTGTACCATCTACGGCGAACTGATCGCCTACGCGGAAATCACCCTTCTCGTTTGTGTTGCTGCTGTAAACCTTGCCGTTGTTCGTCTCGACAATGGCATTAGCCTGTACCGGAATGCCGCCATTCTGCGGCAAAGCGTCGTAATTCGTTCCGCTACCAACAAACTCAAACGTATGGCCCGGCGCGGTGATCTGCGACCGATTCCTAAAGTCCAGTACCTGGCCCTGGCTGATCGGATCTTTCAGCCCGCCGTTGGTGCCAGAGAAAAACACCACCCGATACCCTGCGCGGGCCGGGTCAGTATTGGCCACCTCAACGCCGCTGGCATTGATCGGCACGCTGCTGGTAACGACATATCCGCTGGTGGGGCAAATGAATCGCAGTCCATCCACCGTCACGTTGCCATCGCCCGCCGGCAGCTGCAGCTCAGTGGTCAGCGTCACCAGGCCTGTGGTCTTGTTGTAAATCGCATTGGCGACGCCGTAATCAGTGCCGCCGATCACGACCGTGCCGCCGCTCACATACTCGTGCTCAGGGCCAGCTGGAGATGCAGCCTCGGTGTAGGTCAGTGTGAAATTACCCGTCCTGGTATAGGCAAACGTCTTGGCCTCAGGCGCCTCAGTGCTGGCGTTCCGGGGGAACACCAGCTGCGGAAACATGATCTGCCCTGCGTTCGGCCTCGATGCCGAATCGCAAATGAACGACAGCCCCGCCAGGGTGATGCTGGCGCCGATCGTTGGGGCATACCCCGTTGCCGTCAGCACCGTTACGCCAGTGGCGCCGTCATACGTGGCGCTGGTGATCGGGTAGTCGGTGCCGCCCACCGTGACCACGCCGCCGCCCACGTACTCATGGCCGATCGTGCTGGTGCCCAGTGTCACCGTGAACGTGCTGCCAGGGGTGCTGCCGCCCCGTGCGCTGATCTGGACGGGGTTGCCGGGGCTCCCCAGGCTGCCGGCGCTCGGATACTTGATTTGGCGCCCCAGCCGGTTGGCGCTGAAGCCCACCACGTCCAGTTGGGTGACGCCCTGCCGCACAAACTCATAGGTTCCCGATGCGCTGCCGCTCATGTCGAGCGAGCTGCCGCCGGCTGCCGTGCTCAGCTTGAACGCATCAGCGGTCAACCCGCTGGCGATCACGAAATACACCGTATTGGCAGAGATGCCCGTTGGCAGCGCGCCCTGTGTGGCGTTGATCACCACCTGATCGCCAGCACTCAGCTCATGGCCCGTGCAGCCGAATAGATCGGTGTCCACGTCGATCGTGACCGTCTTCTGCAGCCGCACCGCCCCATAAGCCGCCACCCGCGCACCGCCGGTGAACATCGGACTACGGCTGTAGCCATCGGCCATCAGGCCATAGATGCCAAAGTCCGTGGTACCGCCGCCCGACAGGTTCACCTGACCGCCGGTTTCCGTCCGCACGTGGTACGTGCAGAACGTGCCAAAAAACGACACCAGCTGGGCGTAGCCATCGTTCAGCACTAAGCACCCAGGGCCGCCCAGGTTGACCTGGGTGTAGCTGTCAACCACCATCGAGCGGATGGGGCTGTTGATCGCGCACTGGCTACCATCCACACGGATGCCGCCGCCGGTGTTGCCGGTGCTCTGCGATCCGGCCAAGCCAGCATCATCCTCGGCTGTGATGCTGGTGCAATTTTGGATGTAGGGCGACTTCAGAATGAAGGCACCAAGCCCGATCGCGCCGCGCCCGGTGTTGTCGGCCAGCTCATCAAAGCTGATCGCCCATGCTTGCCGGGTTTCATCCGCCTGGTGGCCGGCGAACGACACGCCCCAGCACCAGAATCCCGAATCAACCTTGAAAACGTCGTTGAACTCCTGCCCTGGGAACGGCTGCACAATCGTGCTGCGCAGGCCGCTGCCGAACACCGTTACATCATGCTTCCAGCGGATGGGCAGGATGATTTCGATGTAGAGGCCAGGCGCGACAAACACCACGTCGCCAGGCTGCGCCGCTAGCGATGCTGCCCGCAGCGTGCGGAGTGGCTCGGCTTCGCTGGTGCCGTTGTTGGAGTCGTTGCCCTCCAGCGAAACATAAATCTTGCGGGAATTGCGCAACTGCGCAAGCAGCACAGCCGCATTGATCTTTGCCTGGTCTGCTGCACTGAGCAGCCCCGGCTCGGCAGGGGAAGCCAGCGGCAGCGTTACATCCGCACCCGTGCTACTAGACAGCAGTCGAGAGCTTGCCGTGTAACTTAAATCAGTGCCTACATTTACCTGCGCCCCCTCCTCCACATTAAGCAGAGTTCTGATTTCAGAAGCCGTTACATCCTGTGGATCTCCGGCACCAACAGCAATACGAGCCTTGATTGTTCCGCTGGCCATGTTTGCCAGCTTTGTATTGCTAACAGTATCAGGGTCGATGGTCCAAGTCGAACCAC